CAACCGGAGCAACAGGTTCTATAGGAGCAACCGGTGCAACAGGTTCTATAGGAGCAACCGGTGCAACCGGACCCTCCTTCTTAACAACAAAGGGCGATCTTGTTGTATATACAACTACAACTACTAGAAAAGCTGGTACTGGTGCTACCGGCACGGTACTTGTAACAGATCCCGCCCAAGCAGACAATCTTAAATGGTCCTACCCACAGCACATACTTCCGCTTGCTGTATGGAATGGAGCGCTTGCCGTAGCTAATGATGTTTACCGTTGGTACAACAAAACCGGTAGAACAATGACAATAAAAGCAGTTTGGCTATCCGTTGGCACATCTCCCAATGGAACGGCAGCATCTCCAATTACTAACGCAGCACTTGTCGTAGATGTAAATATTGACGCAACTACAATATTTACAACAACAGGGAATAGGCCCACAATTGCTTCTGGTGGCTCCACATATGTATCCTCCCGTGTAACAAATATGAATACTACTACTTTTAATGACAATAGCTATCTTTCTTTTGATATTGACTATGTTGGGTCAACAACTCCAGGATCTAACCTAATTGTAACCGTTGAATTTGATGGTGCGTAATGGCTATTGCAAAGTCTGCTGACATTAGTTATGTACTTGCTGATTATTATGTTACCGCCACGGCTAGTTTGTCATTTCCAGCATTAAGTGCCGGAGACCTAATAGTAATTTATGGATTTGGTTATGCAACAGACAATGATCTTGCTGGTCTTTATGGCCCCACCACTACAGGAATAACATGGCTTAGTGGCTATGGTGACCCGAATGCTGCTATTGGATTTAACTGGAACCTCGGTCAGTGGTGGGCAGATAGTTATAGTGCTTTAACGGGGGCTCCATCAGATTACATAACCTGTTCGTTAATGATAGGAAAAGTTAATTCATCTAGGCCCGCAGGCTCCTTAACATTTAATGTGTACTCGGTGTCCGAAGTATTCGGCGGATCTCCTGGTTCAGTCGTTCTGGCTACATATGGTGGAATAATACTATCTGGGACATCATCCAGCCCTCTCGGTGCTGCAGCTTTAAGTAGTTCATCAACAACAAATAACTTAACTACAGCAGCAATCACTACAACAGCAAATAATTCATGGGTTCTTACAGCGGGGTATACACCGGCAGCATCAAACTCAACATCTTCAGACTTAACCGTACCAACCAGAAACTTAGCATATGGCCAATTACTTGGATATAAAACTGTTGCTACTTCTGGTACTTCAACTACCTCCAATCTAGATGCGCCTGGAACCGCCAATGCTACCTGGATTTATGAAACAGTTGAGATCAAAGAAGCAACTGCCCCTAGCACGATAGCATATGGTCCATCCATTAGAAGATAGTTGCGTTATTAATAAAATAGTACTATAATTATAGAAAATATATTAGGAGAGATATGTTAACAAACAGCGAAATTTCAGCGGTTGCCGGTAATGGTGGATTTCAATCTGCCGCCCAGATTGCCAGTATCATTCAGGCAAATACTATTGTTTCTGATGCGTTGGATGGATCTCCTAGATCGCGTAAACGTAACGCCCTTGCACAACAAATTATAAATGATATTAGGTCAAAGGTTGAAGCATTTTCCTGGGCCATTGCGCTTAATTCAAACGTTAAGGCAGAGGCTACATTTGATGCAGATGGAAATCCTGTAATATCAGACGCTACTATGCTTGCCGCTGCTGGTGAAGTTTGGGACAATATCGCCGGGGTAGTCACCGGAGATGATGTTATTCCTACTCCTTTCGTGCCTCCAACACCATAATAAATCGTATTAACTCACAGAATGGTATACTACATCTATGAAAATAGCCGTATATACAATTGCGCTCAATGAAGCCAAGCATGTCAAAAGATGGGCCAAGTCTGCCGAAGACGCAGATTATAGATTAATTCTAGATACCGGCTCAAAGGATAATACTGTCGTTACCGCTGAAAAAGCGGGAGTCACTGTTGTCTCTAAAAAGTTTAAGCAGTTCAAATTCGATGAAGCTCGTAATGCTGCTGTTGACGCACTTCCGGATGATGTTGATTGGTGTATTAGTCTTGACGCTGATGAAGTTTTGCATGAGGGCTGGAGAGAGTTGTTAGAAGAAGATATTAAAAATCAACCTCATGCCACACAGTTTAGTTTTAACTTTATCAATAGCCGTTTCCCGGACGGGACACCAGCCCAACAGTGGGCACGCCCAATGATTCATCCACGTCATAATGCCAGGTGGAGGTGGCCTGTTCATGAAATTATTGAAGCAGACCCATGTATCATGGGTATGACCAGGGTGTTTGCCGAACACTTTCCGGATAGAGAAAAGCCAAGAAACTATCTTCCAATGCTTAAGCAGGCGACAAAAGATCTTCCAGAAGACTCTAGAATGTCTTTCTATTATGGTCGCGAGCTTTGCTATAACAAAAAGTGGGACCTAGCTGAAAAAGAGCTTAGACGGTGTTTAACCCTAAATGGTTGGATATATGAAAAGTCAGAAACAATGGTTTGGATTGCTAGGTGTAATAAAGCAGAAGCCGAGCAGTGGTTACTTAGAGCCTGCGCGGAAACTCCCGATAGACGTGAACCCTTTGTCGAACTAGCAGAGCTTTATTTTAACGAGGAGCGATGGGAGCCAGCGCTGGGAATGGCACAGAGGGCTATATCTATGCCGAATAAAAATCTTTCATATATTAGTGAAGATAAGGCGTGGGGATTCTTGCCTCACCACATCGCTGCAATATCCGCCTATACAATTAAAGCTCAAGAGTTAGCGTTGTATCATGGAAATATTGCAAGCTCATTGCTGCCAGAAGACGATCTTCTTAAAGCAAACCTAGAGTGGTATGCCAAGGGATATGTTGAAGCACCACAAGCCTAGTCATTGCATTTTTACCGTAAAATGATATAATTCATATATGGCGTATGCTGATCATGTTTTATCTAAAAGTCCAACAACCTATTTAACATTGTCAGGTAGTGATGGCAATTTAAATATCGGCGGTAGGGGTACTGGAGTTACCGCCCTGTCTGGATACACAGCAGGAGTATACCCACAAATTGTTCCTGGGTATGAATGCTCAACAATATCTTCTGGATCTATAGATAATCCACTAGGGTATTTTACCGAAGCATCACGCCAAAAATCATATACAATCGAGCTATGGGCAAAACTCAAGGTTAACCCTTTTTCAGGATATTATACTACACCATATGACATAATTGGTACGTCCGACGGGTACACAAAAGTATACATAGAAAACTCCTTTGTAACCTTTATGATAACCGATTCAGAGGGTACTGTATACAGGGCCAGGGTAAAGCACGCAGATTTTGATGAGAGCATGCATGTTGTAGCTGTATATTCTACATCTAACTTTTATATAGTTGTTAATGGAGTTCAGAGCGAAGACGTTCAAATATTTCCTTCAGATAAAACAATTAAATCTTCATCTACAACCATAGTCATAGATAGTACTAATATGTTTTTATCTAATCTAGCTATGTATAGCAGGCCTTTAGCAATAAATGAAATTCAGTCTAACTATGCTGTTGGTAAAAACAATTTAGATAAGGCGGTTATGGTTAGATTGCAGGGTGGTAGTTTTTACACTCTATCTAAGAGTAAGTCAAACGTAAGATACTCAAATAAAATTAATTATCAAGATTTTTCTTATGGAAATACCAGAAACTTAGTTGTTGACTCAGATAAGTTGAAGTGTATTGAGTATAGGTCTCTTAGCATACAGGACTCCGAAGCATTTGAAATAATTCCACAGTATTTATCTACAACTGGAATATACGTTGGGTCTATGTCAGTTACCGGATCACTAAGTTCTTTAACTGGCGGATACATTACTGTTACCGCTACTGGTAATAACCTAACGACTGGATCGACCGTAATATTATCTTCATTTACTCCAAGTTCATTTAATGAAGAGGTTGTTGTTAAATCTAGAACCGCCAATCAATTTACCTATGCCTCAACAAATACCTCTGCAATAACCGGCGCAACCGGCCTGGTTCAATGTGTTGCGCACGCACACTTATCAGCGGTACCAGGGCTTAGCAATAATAACGGTTTTATTGGTATATCTTTAATACCAAATTCATCAATTAAAGAGTTGCTGACTGTATATTCCAGGACTTCGTCTAAGTCGTTAACATGGAGTCTTACCGGGACCACTGGACTTATACAGTTAATATCAACGTCTTATGATTCAGCTGGAGCGACAGCCTCAACTACAAGCTATAACTACGCCTCCCCGATAGCCCTTGGCTCCGCATCCGATATGTGGGTTCTATTCAACCCCTCGGGAATTAGATTATCTACAAACGGTAGCACATTTAATCAATCTAGTGCAAGTGACTATGTCCCGGAGACGGTCGTTTTTGACACAAAAACTGAACTAATAGTTGGGGCTGGCTATGATTATAAAACCACGTCCACATCAAAGTTTCCAATTTCTAAAATATGGGTTGGCGACCAGATAGTCAATGATGTAACATTATCAAATCTTAAATTAACATCTTATAATAACTATTATTATAATCTTTCGGCTACGGGCCCGGATCTGTCGGCTAAGACGGCCGGCGAGTGGACGCAAACGTTCCCGATAGCTACTGAGGGACCCTATAATGGCACATACATTGATTTTGATATATCTCCAGATAGCCTGTCTAAAGTTCAAATTAAATATAACGGAGAGGCTTCCTACTCTGAGTGTTTTCCTGGAAAGTTTATACCATCAATGCCATATTCCGGAACGCTGGGATCCACTGGAATAACCTTGACCCTACAAGCATTACTAGAAACGTCTAATACTGAAAAAAACATACCAGAGTTTAGTTCTGCCGATATATTCATATACCAAGACGCCCTATTGGGTGGAGATGAGAATTTAGGCGAGGCCACAATAACTGGTTCAAATGTTTCTATTAGTCCCTCTAACTTTGCCCCTGGTGAAAACAGAAAGAGATTGAATACTACTTTTATTAATAACAGTTATATCGGTGTACCCGCAGCCACAGGCGGCACACTGGCGCATCAATCTATAGAGTTTACCTTTGCATATCAAGGAACTCCAAATAACGGCTCAGTAATTTGTTCATCGTCTAATGGTTTAAATAAGATATCTATTTCAAACGCCGGCCTAGTAACCGTTTCTGGTTGGCCCACCGGAACGTCATATTTAAATGGATCGGTCATTGCATCCGGAGCTACGGCGCACAGTGACTCTATAAATCATATTTTAATTGTAGGTTCTACCGGAACAACTGGCCCCCTGTATTTAAATGCCAGTGTAACCGGTTCAACTGCGTCATCTTATTTTTCATCTGCAACTGGGTATCTAGGGGCAACCGCTGGGGTACAAACATCTTATGGATACCTAGCCACTTGGCCAATAGCCTTGGATGGTGCAACCGGAGGTACTGCGCAAACTGGCCAGACTAGAGATGCTTTGGCCTCACGCAGAGGACTAGTCACAGCTCAACTAAATACAACAGGTAATGAACAGATAACAATATCATCTCCAACAGGGGCTACGGGTCCAGAGGTAAAGATAAATGTTACTCCATGGCAAGGTGTTTCGTCGTCTTAGTGTAAAAGATTTGGTCTTTGGGTTATAAAATGGTACAATTGTATACATGAATAGGCCATTAAGAGCACCAAGAACGCGCGTAGTTGACCACACCATCTATGGAGTATACGTTTGGCAACTGCCAGACGGATCTTATTTTACAAACGAGGAAAATGACTTCCTGAGTATCGCTGCGGTTAAGGGCGATATTGGAAAAATGGCTAAACTTCAGCGAGCAGCAGCCTACTGGGGAAAGCCAAATGGCACTCCAGTCTTTATGGCCGGCAACCGAAAGATTACAAACGAGGAGTTTGACCACCAGTGGGAGCGGCACCTAAATGGAGAGCTTGCTGATGAATATGACGTTGGCGCAATTATAGACGAATTAAGGGGACAAAAACAACATGGCAGCAATTGAGGCGTTCGATGATGACAGAGCGCTTGAGGTAAGCCTTGGAAGCTACGACAGCTTTGGTGGAGATGCCACAGATATTTTTTCTATAAAAGGTGACAGACTAAGGGATATTGGTGGTGTTTCAACCAACCTCAAGAGAAAGATTAGTCGAGAACTATCCAAGGCGTATACCGGTATGGATGGATCCAAAACTAAAGCTACTGAAATTGGCTACTATTCCGCGTACGATTCATTTGGCGTAGTGCTCCCACCATACAACCTAGACTATCTAGCTCAGGTTTACGAACTTAATGCCGCTAACTATGCTGCGTGTAATGCTAAGGTAGCTAATATTGTAGGTCTTGGATTTAATCTTGTTCCAACCCAAACTGTGCAGGATAAGATTTCTTTAGCCCAGAGCCCGGAAAGGGTTAACGCCATCCGCGCGAAACTTGCTAGATCAAAGACTAAATTCTTGGAAATACTTGACCAAATGAACTACGAGGACACGTTCATGGAGGTTTTACAAAAAGCCTGGATTGATTACGAAGCCACAGGAAATGGTTATATTGAAATTGGTCGTACGGCCAGTGGAGTAATTGGTTATATTGGCCATGTGTCTTCTAGAACGGTTAGAGTTCGTAGGGCCAGAGATGGCTATGTCCAGATTGTTGGCGCTACATCTGTATTTTTTAGAAACTTTGGAGATACATCAACTAAGAATCCTATTGGCATAGACTCAAATCCTAACGAAATTATACATATAAAAAAGTATAGCCCCGGAAATACTTACTATGGTGTACCAGATATTGTTCCAGCTATGAAAGCTTTAGCAGGAGACGATTTTGCTCAGCAGTTTAACTTAGACTACTTTGAGCATAAGGCAGCCCCAAGGTACGTTATCGTAATCAAAGGCGCGTCTCTATCGCAAAATGCTGAGAAAAAGATTCACGAATTCTTTATGTCAAAGCTTAAGGGAAAGCATCACCGAAGCCTTTATATTCCACTCCCCGCTGACTCATCTGACTCTAAGGTAGATTTTACAATGACTCCGGTAGAGGCTGGAAACCAGGACGGTTCATTTGACCAATATAGAAAGAGTAACCGGGACGACATTCTTATGGCCCACAGAGTCCCGCTTTCAAAGGTGGGACACGCTGATGGTCTATCACTTGGTGGGGCAGCTGATGCTGATAAAGGCTTTAAAGAGCAGGTTACCCGGCCAGAGCAAGATAGGTTGGAGAAGAGGCTCAATAGAATTGTTGCTGAGTTTACGGATATGTTCACTATGCAACTTAATGAGATGAGTCTTACCGATGAAGACAAGCAATCTCAGATAGAGGAACGCCTTGTCAGGATGAAGATTAAGGTTCCTAACGAATCTCGTGAAAAGCTTGGTTTACCTCCAATTGAGGGCGGAGACGAAACGGTTGACCTTAAGGCTAAAGATGCAAACGAACAAGTATCTCAAGCTATGAATTCTAGGACTAGAGATCAGAATAGGTCAGCTCAGGCAACTGATGGTAAGGGTGAGCCAAGAAATCCCAAGGGTGAGGGTAGGACTACTCAATAATTTGCTTTTAGGTTAATAAAGCAATACTATTATCATACTATGGAGATAAGCAAAGCCAATTTTTCTACGACTGGTTCGCGTATTGATATCAGCGTCCCATTTTCTAAGGTTGACGTATCCGCTAGAACCGTGTCCGGTTTTGCCACTCTAGACAATGTTGATAAACAGGGTGACCTGGTTTTGTCGAGTGCCTCTACCTCTGCATTCGAAAAGTTTCGAGGAAACCTGAGAGAGATGCACCAGAGTCTTGCCGTAGGAAAGGTCCTGTCCTTTACGCAGGAAGAGTTTTATGATCCAGAAACGGCGAAGATGTATAGTGGAGTTTATGTCACAGCCTATGTGTCAACCGGAGCACAGGATACCTGGGAAAAGGTTTTGGATGGTACCCTGAGTGGATTTTCAATCGGCGGAGCCATTGATGATTCAGAAAACTTCTATGACCCAGAACTTGAAAAGAACATTAGAATTATTAAGGGATATAGTCTGGTTGAGCTAAGCCTAGTAGATAGTCCAGCAAACCAGCTTGCAAACGTTTTTGCTATTACAAAGCTAGATAGTGGTGAAATGACTATATCCGGTATGGCCACCACTGTTAAAACATCAAATGTCTTCTGGTGCTCAGATGACCAAATTGCTAAGTCCAGCGAGGAAGAATCCGCTGCTTGCACTTGTGGAAAGTCGATGGAAAACATCGGCTGGATCGAGCAATCTGAAGTAAATAAGTCTGATTCACTTGCCCAGGTAGTTAATAAATTCCTTGGAACGAATCAGTCAAATGAAGATATCAGTAAAGGAGGTATCGAAATGGCAGAAAATGAAATTATTGAAGATGCAGAAGTTGCATCGGAAGAGGTAGCAGACGCAACAGCCGAGGTTGTTGAGAAGGTCGCTACTGAAGAAACTACAGTTGAAAAGGCAGAAACTATTTCTGAGGTCGAATCCGAAGATGTTGATATTGCTAAGCAAATTGGCGATCTTAAGGCCTTCGTTGAATCAGAAATTGCTAAGGCAATTCAAGGTGCAACCGATGAAATTGCCAAGGTTACACAGACCGTTGAGGCCATCGCCTCTAAGGCTGATGTAATCGAAGCTGATGTTTCACAGATTAAGAAAAGTTTTGAAGTCACGATTGATGATGTTAGTGCTAAAGTTGAGGAACTTGGCAAGGGCGTAACCGCTATTGACAACGCAGTGGCTATAAAGAAGTCCGAAGACCTTGGCGGGTCAGAGGCACCGATTGAAAAGTCGGAAAATAATGTATGGCGCGGCTCTTTCCTCTCAGCTAGCGACCTATAATCCATAAAAAAAAGGTAGGTGAAAAAAATATATGAGTAACGAACTTTTAGAAAAGGTAATTAGTACTACTTCGCTCGGTGCTGGTGGTGGTGGTGTTCTTAATGCTGAACAGTCAAACCGCTTCATCGACTACATGTGGGATGCTACCACGCTTGCAAATGAAGGTAGAGTTATCCGTATGCGTTCGAACACCGTTGACCTGGATAAGGTTAGCGTGGGAACCCGCATCACTCGTTTGGCGACTGAAGCTGTTGATGATAGCATCAACACTGAGGCCACGTTTACGAAGATTTCTCTGACCACGAAGAAGTTGCGTCTCGACTGGGAACTTTCCACCGAGTCTCTCGAAGATAACATCGAGGGTGCAGCTTTGGAAGATCACATTGCACGCTTGATGGCGACTCAATTCGGTAACGATGTTGAGGACCTTGCTATTAACGGTGACACTACTTCTACGGATAGCCTTCTTAAGGCGTATGATGGTTTCAGGGCCCTGGTCTTGAACTCAGCTTCCTCTTCGCACGTCATTGACGCTGCTGGGGCAACCCTCGGAGGAACTGGAGCCACGGACGGCAAGGCAATACTTAGCCGGGCAATCAAGAACATGCCTCGTAAGTACATGCAACGCCGTAACGACCTCCGCTTCTACACTGGTGTTAACCTGCAACAGGATTACATCAATGGCTTGACGAATGTTTACAGTGGCCGCGGTAACCCGCCGGACATTGCAAGCTCGGTCATTCGTGGAGACGTAACCGCTGCAAATGGTTCAGCTGGTTCTACCGTTCCGTTCGCTTATGGAATTCCCATTAAGGAAGTCCCATTGTTTAACGAGACGCTTGGAAACACAGGAAACTATGGCTACGTTGAGCTTACATTCCCACAGAACCGTGTTTGGGGTATTAAGCGTGACGTTCAGGTTCACCGTAACTTCTCTCCGAAGAAGGACGCGATTGAATACACTGTATTCGTGCGTACCGGTGTTCAGATTGAAAACCTCGACGCGCTTGTTCACGTCAAGAACGTTAAGGTTGAGGCCTGATCTACAATTTAATATAATAGAAGGGCGGGAGAGATCCCGCCCTTCTATGTTTTAAAGAATAGTTATGATATAATTGTGTTATACACAAGGAGGATTATATGTCTTTTGAAGAAATGAACATCAATGAATTGCGCGATGTGGCGAGAGAATTTGATGTAAATGTTGAGGGTCTTAAGAAAAAGGACGAGATCGCAGGAGCGATTGCAGCGGACGGTGTAACTTATGAAATGTACAACACCATCTCGCTAGCGGAGAAGGTTCAGCCAGAACCAGAAGCCACGGTGACTAAAAACAATGATGTTAAGCCTGGCGCTGATAGCATGCTGGTTCGTATGGATAGAAAGAATGGTACATATGAGACTTATGGAGTCACTTTTACCAAAGATCACCCATACGCCTTGGTGAGCCTGGATACCGCACAGAGCATTTTTGACAATGAGGTAGGTTTTAGACCGGCTACTCCCCGTGAGTTGCAGGAATTTTATTCGTAGGGACTGATTATGAGTGATAGAGCTACTTAAGTTTAGTGGTGG